CGGCATCGCTTCTTATCTCTTTGCGTATATTATTTTGTTTTCTTTTTTTTCTAAGATCATCACGGATTTTTTCAAGATCAGACCTTAGTTCCGTCGCTATGTCGTTCATCTCATCTTCAAGTTCCTGTAGATCAGATTGAATCAATTCAGGCATTGCCGTTAATATAGTTTGTAACTCTCTTATGTCTCTACGAAAATTTGTAGTTTCGACAACTGACGCACTACTGGTTAGTCCGGCGACTTTCACAGATAATATATTAATGGTTTGTGATTGCTGAGCAGTCCACCAAACAAATCCAGATATCTGTAGTACAATAGCTACTACGACTCCTATGCTAAATTTTGTATTCATTATTAGTCTCCCATTAAGAGACAAAGTCTCTGTACACTAATATTTATTATTACCTGCAGCAAATTAAAGACTACAGTTAATTCACACTCGGATTTTGTATTTATTAACTAATTGTGAATCGATGTCTAGGTACTAGCTTAACTTTATTTCGAGCCGCAACATAACCTTCGCCGCCTGGTTGACCTGCTATGTTGGCAGTCACGTCCATTTGTGTGCCATCTAGTTGATCAATCACGTTGTTTTTTAAGTTTTGGATTTTCAATACGATATCGAACAATACTGGCAAATACTTGCTTTCAGGTAATGCTAATATCTTTGTCTTTTTGTTATCGCTTACCTTACTGTCCTTTAACCAATCAAAGAATCCTGTTGGCAGTTGATCCCACTTGCCTGCTCTACTCATCTGATTAACATAAGTGTATATGATATTCTTCATATCACTAAGACCTGGCTTTGGTGACAATAGCTCGTCAATACCTGCGGCATTCTTTTGAACAATCGAACGTATCTGGCTAACACCGCGCACATCAACTTGCGGAGACTGTTGAGCGATAACAGGCGGCATAATAAACAACTCGCCTTCGTTTAGCGCTGTTGCCGATGCTTGACCTGTATTACCAGAAAGATCGGTAAATGTGTGAACAACTACGCCGGCTCTGCTTCTAGCAATACGCTTGCCGATTGGACTTTCTGCCACAACTGTGTATGTTACTTTATTGGGTGTGAATACGAAACTACCATCGTTCAGTTCTGGCGTTGTGCTGTACAACAAATCGCCGTGAAAGAATCCACGAGTGTTGTTTGGTACGCTGCTTTCAAATTCGTCCCAGATTGCTGCCATACCTGCTGCGTACTGTTTACGTGAATCTGTAGCTTCTTTACCACGTGATAATATCATGCGCTGTAAATCTTTTGAACTTTTTACTTTACCGTCATATCCTTTAGCGCCAAAGCCAGCTAGGTCTGTAAGAATAAAGGCGCCTGTTTCATCACGTCCAAATATTACCGCAGGAGTTCCGTCCCACTTGATACTAACGTCACTAACGTCCACGCCAAATCTCTCTAGCGTATCCAGTGCCTCAATAGCACCAGCACTGCCGTCTACAAACACCAAATCTTCTAGGTGTTGTAAATTGCGGCCTACTGTGCGTTCTTCCGATAATAGTTCATACATTCTCATTGTTAAGCTTCTTTCCAGTTTCTGTCACTTCTTAGATCGGCTAGTAGCTTATCGCCTGCTTCCTGTCCAAGTGCTGCCATAATAGATTCGAGGCTGCCTAGGTCCTTGCCAACCGCATTGGGTCCAAGTAGTGCCTTGGCAATCTGATCAATGTTATTTGATACTAATCCGTTTGGATCTTTCTTGCCATTTTCTAATCTACTAAACAATCCTTGGTAAGGGCTCCACAACATGTTTTGTTGTTTAGCAAGATATGCCATTGCGAGTTGCTTATGAACACCTTTGAACTTGCTGCCTTGTGGAATAGAATGTGTGTGATATGTTGCTGCGTTATTTGCGTCTGGGACAACCATGATATCAACCTGATGAATATTGTCATCAAATGGCACAGCTACGTGAACACTAGTGCCACTTTGACCAGTGGCGAACCCAGCTAAATCAAATAACTGTCTTAGCTTCTTGCGGATGACTGGATCTTTTTCATCTTCCATTCCGAAGTGCTGCTTGAGTTGGGTGATATCTACAATCATATCCAAGTCGCCGCTAATTTTTCCAGGAGTTGGAGTAGCGCCACTGCCAATAGGAAGTGCTGTACTGCCAGTTTTTGCCAATACAGAATTGATTTGTTTCATCAAATCAGGGATAATCGCGTGATCAAAGTTAACACTGTCTGGAAAGACATTGCCGCCCTCTGTCATTAACTCTTCTTGTCGTAGGCGTTTAATTCTCGGTCCGCGATTACTGCGTCTTCGATGCGCCCCGCCCAGTATGTCTAGTATCTTCATTTGCTTTAGCCACTCCTCTAGCGAATTTTTTTACATCCTTAGTTTTAATACTGTTTACCAGACGCTTATGCAAATCTGCCGCAGTATCAGCGTCATATTCTTTTTCAATCATCTCCAATAGATTAATTGCCGTCCCGATAATGTGAGCAGCATTAGATTCGATGATTTGCTTCCTGTCTCTGCGAGGAGACATAGAATTAATTTCTTCCAATAAGGATTTTGTTTTTTTCTTCATTATAACACTATTTAGCGGGTTTCTAGTTAAATATAATAAGTTGAGACTTTGGTAAATTAAGAACTTATGGCATTTAAAATAACTGCTGATTAACTTGGACATTAAGATACCATTGCTAATAAGAAAATGACACCATCAATGGGAGCAGGCATACTAGGCTTACGATTTACAATTACAGATATCTCTTTAATATCTCCCGCCTGTTGTTCAGAATCATATATAAACTACGATAAGACTACACTACCAAATGTCTCAGCTACTACTCTCTTCTTTTTAATAAATTGTTTAGTCTGTCAGAATTATTGACAGCCTGTTCGCTCGGTGGTCGTTCGTCTGCAACTTGGCCTCCTGCCGTGACTGTGGATTTAGTTTTGAGACTTTTGTAAATACTCGCTACTTGTCCTTGTTCGCCCTGCTGATCTTCGTCTAGGTCAGTAATACGCATTGTGTTAATGTCGTATCCCAAATCTAGTTTAGTACCAACGCCACTACTACTCCGTGTTTTCATAAACTGAATCTGTACACGGCCACGCTCACGCATTGCTCTACTACTAAAGATACCAATCAAGTTATCCGCAGTATTAATCTTACTGATACCACCAGCAATGTGACTATGGTCAAACTCGACCTCGTCAACAGCGCCACGGTTCAACTGTGATGCGGTAACAAATAGTATGTTCAATTCAATCGCTAGGTTACGCAGTTCCTCTGATACATATTTGTCTTTGATAAACTGGTCACTTGGATTTACCTTAACGCTAATCGGCATCATAAGATCCAAATAGTCTACAAACAATCCATCAATCTTTACATCATTTTGGATTTGGAATTCCTTGACATATGCTTTAATATCGTTGACAGTAGCGCCGTTTGGCATTTGGATCATCTGTAATACGCCTGCTTTTATGCCAGACATTCTGACTTTTAGCGCAGTATCTTCTGAATTTCGCATAACATCTGATGTACTCTGATTTGTAACCATAGCATCAATACGCATACTACACAGTTCTTCACTAAGCTCCAAACTAACATACACCACATTCTTGCCTGCTAGGCTCCAGTTAAGTGCCATATTCTGCATAAACAAACTTTTACCACTACCACTGCCGCCAGCAAAGATGTTAAGCTCGCCTGGATTAAAGCCGCCGTAAAGAATGTGGTCTAATGTTTTCCAGCCTGTGCTGTTTTGTCCACGATTGTTCTTGATCTTCTCAATACGACCTGCCGGATCATCCCAGTAGTTTAAGCCAAAGTCCTTAGCAAGGCCAATGCTCACCGCGTCTTTGATTAGTTTCTCGACGCTGCCATATTCGTGCTTCTCCAGCATATCAGCGCTTTCAAGGATTGCTCCCTCAAGTGCTTTATGTCTACAAAACTTTTCATACTCGTCCATGAACCAGTTCTTGTGATCATCTGTGATTTTGCCATCCATGTTGTCCAATTGAACACGGGTCTTGGCTAGAATCTGCTCGTGTGTTGGCAAATCACCATATCCCTCGACATGCTCTTGGATGAATGTCATTGCCGGCTGAAACTTACGAGCAAAGTATTTCACACTGCTAATCGCATTACACCGGACAAATAGATCCTTCTCAGCAAGCAAGAACTCTAGATATAGTTTCTGTAAATCTTCTGTGTATTCTTCGCTCATTAGACGCCTATTTTCTTTAATATATATTCTTCACGGGTATAAATCATTTCCCAGTGCCGTGCGGCAACAGGAACATGACCATCGTTATCAATCTTTATAGCATAAACCCAATAGTTTGTCAACCAAATACGCCTATTTGTGATATCTGATTTGACAGGTAGCCAGGCAAATTTTCTCTTCCATTCGCTAGCTAGGTTGGACATAACACCAATCGGTTTCAAATAATTTATCCTTAATCTTTGCAGTATTTCTTGGCCATGACCTGTATCTTTGTGCCGTTTGTTTCAACACTTTCAAGTATGCTTCTTACCGTAAATAATCTGCCATATTTTTCCACTGCGTCGGCAGCGTCTTTTATTTCATCGTCCCAATCAGGAAAACTAACATTCCAGCCATGTGTTATGGCTGCTTTAATCATATCCATGCCTGCTTTGTCAGCATCGGGCAATAGTATTACTTCTTTTTTTAACTGATCCACCAAACTACACTGGGTTGGACTAGGAGTATTGCCAGCCATAGCAACACCGCCAACGAACAATGCGTCGAACTGGCCCTCGGTAACAATAACATACTTATTGTCTCGTTGAGCATCTAAATTATACACATAGTTACTGGGGCTTTGTAGGTAATATTTGGGTATCTTCTTATCCGGTGGAGTACCAACAAATCTTGCTGTATATCCCACAATCTTATTCTTGTAATAGAATGGAAGTATTACTCGATTCGCAAAGTGACTGTGTGGGCTCCAATACCAGTTATCATAGAAATCTAATCCACGATGATGAATGTATTCAACAGCACTTATGAATTTCTTTAAGTTACGCTCACTTAATGAAGCTGTGTCCACCAGATGTAATAACACACTTTCTTCTGGCAGTTCAACCGTAGTCCAGTCTACCACTATCTTGCTGGTTTCTTCTTTAGTTATAAATTGACTAGCTATATTTTCATCGTCTTGTGCTTTAAGAATTTCGAAATTAACCCGCTGGATTTGAGCAGGGTCAGCGCCAAGAGCTACTAGCAGTTCTTGTAATCTGCCATTTATTTTTCTACCGTCACTCCAGCCTGTTTTGAATCCACAGTTAAAGCAATTATATTGAAACTTATCATCCGCAAACATAAATCCGCCGCGCTTACGAGTATCAGCAGTATGTCCGTGAGTTACACACATAGGGCAGTTGCCACTTGTCCAGCCGCTGGGCGTTTTTCGCCAGCCACCGGGTATCTGTTGTTGTACAAAATCTAAGACTATCATATAACCATCTTACACGCTATGTGTTGAATTGTCAAGTAGTTTTTATGCTCTGTATAGCACTTTATCAAATGTTCCAGCATTAGCAACATCTGGTGTATGGTAAAATCTTACCCACATAAACATACCGTCAAAAGTAAACGGAGTAAGTCCAGTGTTTGCTGTAAACTGCCATTGAGTATCATACTGATCTGGGTTCAATTCAAGATGGAACCAATCACTCTCGGATGGATTAGTTTCGAGACTTCCTTGAGCAAAGAACTCTCCAGTGTAGTTTGTTGTATACACAACAACCGTATTAGTGCCGTCAGCATTATAAGTCTGTGCTGTACTAGCAAATCTGCCAGTGTAGTAACTATCGACCTGTTGATAAAATGTGCTATCACTTGCGCTAGACTTTACTTCGGATAATGGATTTGATTTTACTTCTAGGACATAGCTTATACGAGAATTTTGGTCACTTTGTAGTCCGAAAGTTCTGCCGTCCTGGTCTGTATAAGTAATAAAGAGATCGTAAAGTCCGGCAGTTAAACTCGAAGTATTATCACTGGTAAGCTTCATAATTAATAGACCAGATTGATTGCTCACAGGAACAAGAGTTTTTGTGACACGGACACTGTTAGATGCTCTATCTACGATTTTTGCAACAAATGTTTTGCCAGTAAGATTTACAGGCTTACGATCACTGTTAACGACATAAAATTCTATGTCATGGTCGAGTCCGGTATAAGCATAGAGGGGTTTATGATTTTGAGCACCATAATATGTCGTGCCACTGCGGGTAGGGAGAAGTATTTCTCCTCGTTGATTGAAACTGTATGCGGTACCTTGGTAATTCATTTGTTATATCTCCATAAGTATTTATTTAATAAGTAGAAGTATCATGACACATATTCCCAGAAACTACCAAACATTACTAGATGATTTCCCATTTTTGACACTTATCACCTATGGCGGCAATGAATATCTAGGTATTATACAAAACATAGACAATAACTTGGCTAGTATGTATAATTTTGAAACTATTCGCACAAAAGAAGATAAACAAGAATTTTTAGACTTAGGCGAAGAATGGTGGTGGGGAACAAATAGAACGATCCCTATCAATATTATCTTTAGAACAAGCTTTCAAAAATTCAGACCTGTGCTGATTACTTTCAATATCAAAGACTTTGTTGTCCTTCATGGTCCAGTAATCAGCCTCAGTGATGTGATTCAAAAACGAATCAAACGTAGAAATATTCAGTTAATTAAAAAATCTAAGTAGTACGTAACGAATAATTAAACTGTGGATCAATGGCCTCGAGTTTTCGTGCTGTTGATTTTTCTGCGATATGCAACAATAGAGCACGGCGTGTTTCGTTTGATTTATTTGGCATAGTGCTGTGTATCAGCCTAGGATGCCAACACACAAAACTACCAGCGCCAGCAGTATATTGCTTATAGTTGTCCGAGAAAAACATCCTCCACACATCTTGATTATCCCGCATATGAATGCCATCGTAGGTATACTTGTGTGTACCAGGCACATATCCAGTTGCTCCGTTATGTTCATTAAAATCACACATCATTACCATGAACTGTAATCCCAATAATCCCTCAGCATATCTGAATTCTTTGAATCTATACGGAGTATCAATATGCGGCCTGATGAAATTCATACCAGGCTCTAACACAATAAAATCTTGTACATGCCATACCCAGTTATGTTCGCCAAACGCAGCGTTTCCCATGGGCGATAGGTGTTCTTTGATTTTTTCTATATATGAATGCTTAGCATGTGCTGTCCAATAGTAGGCCCAGTCTATCTGCTTATGTGGATCATCCATTTTACTGACCGTATTCCATCCGTGCCATTTCAAGTTTTTGTCATGGCCGCGTTCGGGAGGCAATGTCTTGGCATATTCATTCAATTCAGCAATTTTTTCTTTATCAAAAATATCCTCGTGAACAGTGAACCCAATATGGTCAATGTCATTGATAAATCGTTCTCTATTAATTTCCATTCGTATCTCCTAATTTTTCGCATAATAAATTCATATGTACCATTACTGCCATTGCGTAAGAAAACGAGTGGGCTTTTTTAAAGTGATATGAGCCATCTACTGGCTTCGTCCAGACTTCACTGTCAATTACATCCCAAGACGAATCTGAAAGATGTCTCTTAGACGGGCGAATAATTGCGAGTGCTGCTGCTAACTGTGATAGACTAGCAGGCTGTAATTTTTGTAGTAAGGCAACATGTCCTGCTAGATGAAATACCTGATCAACAAATTCTTCATGCTGTAGCAAATCCCACAGAGGCTCTTTGTTCATAAGTTCTTCTAAATGACTTTCATCACGGACTTCTTTATAAATCCCGACATTAAGCAAGTCGAGTTTGAAGAATTCCACATCATCAGCGCTTTTATAATCGTATGTACACATACCGGTAACAGGATCAACCGGAACATGGTGAGTGTACACTCCAGTATTATGCCTGCGTTCTGCGATTCTCGCCGGCACATGTTTGATTATATCTAAGATGTCCTGTCTGTTGGCAAAGTCAATATCAATATCCATATTATCCGCCCAATGATCCACTAGCTGGCGCATACCATTCTTTTTGGTTATGGATACGACCGAGTAAATCACGAATCTCAGTAATTTCTTTTTTCATATTCTTAGAGTAGATGCTTGTTGGATCCATCGCCACACTCATGGCGCGGCGATGAATCTTTCCATTCAATGAATCTTCAATCAACGAGATGTCATTTACTGTTAATTCAAAGTTATGATTTGGCTTAACCATCGTCGAATCTTTTAGTCGTTAACTTTGACTCTGATACATTCGATAACATAATCATCAAGAACTACATTATCTGTCAAGCCCCACTGTGTGCCATCATAGGGAACATAGTTGGTTGTGATATCTTTTGTGATTGACCGCATTTGCTTTTCACAGCCGCCATACAGTTCAAATGGACCTACTTCAGTAACTGGAACGCCTTGAATTACAATCGCTACTACCCATACAAAATTTAACATATTATTCTCTCTCTTTGTTTGTTTTATTACACTATATTCAGTATGAACATAGTGATTCTCTTTTCTCTGTTGCTATACATATAATATACACTAAGGCGCCTTGGTTGTCAAGCTTTATTTCTCTTTTTTCCAATAATAATTGTTATCTATCCCAGGCACGGTGCCGATATACTCTTCACCTGTTTCCATATCAACTAGTTTGTATTTACTAGGACATTTTGTAATCACTTTTAACTCAATAGCAATATCAAACGACGGCGCTATTGTGCCATCTAGTAGTGTTCTGTTATTCATTTTGTATTTCCATCTATTATCTGTCTTACCCAGTCTGCGTCAACTGGATTTTGCTGTGTCTTTTTGCCCCAGTACGAAGCATCAATATTGCCAGCTATTCTATCAAATTGTTCTGCGTTCATTCTGTTGAGCGTGTCCTGTGCTCGGTTACTACATATCAATATCCAAGGACTAATTTTTCCGGACTCTACCCAATCAGCAATGAAATATCCACTAGATGTTTCCCAGAATGTATCGAAGTTTTCGAGTTTAGCTGCTGATTCTATAAATCTCTCAAGTGCTCGGTCAACAGTTTCTTTTTTCAGATGGTCCTGTACATATAAGGAGTACATACTGTCGGTTGCCCAATCTTTGAGTTTGGCTTGTTTACGAATTAACCAGCGAGTATATCCCTCTGCGTCAATCACTTTTGTATTAATACAATAACTGCCAAATTTAATAAAGGAACTAAAATACTGGCTGCCTACAAAATCAGCATATTGTCTAGGCTTGCCTTGCATTCCCATTCTGTAAAATAAATCATACGCCGTAAATCCCGCAATAGTCTCGGGATAATCTTTACTAAACCATCTGCGTTTCTTTTCGCAGATATGCGTAGTCAGGCTGCTTTCACGCTTGAATGTTTTATTACAGTATTCACACTTCATTTGAATATGTCTTTAATTTCTTTTTTGCTCATTCCTTGCTCTTCCATACGATCCACGAATACTTGCTTCTCGGTCGTGCTGACCAACAAATCTAATTCATCATCGTTGTATTCTGGAAACTCTTCTTGTAGCCACGTGAGCAGTTTGTTGATTTTGCCACGCTTGCCAGGATTAATCCACTCATGATACTGTGGTTTGCCAGCGCCAGCTAGTTGAAGCAACTGATGCTGTAAGCGAGGATGATGGCGTAATGTGTTAAAGTGTACATTAGTAAACTCATTAACAAGCATCAAGTATTGTGCGGCATTGCTGCCCTTTACACTACTAGCCCAGCGCATCTGAGTCCACATTGCCTTGCCGAATTTCTCACGCTCTTCTACAGTGAGGGTGTCCCACCATTCGCGGTCACGAGTGTCAATGACCCGCATCTCTTCTTTGATACTTAGTTTGTCTACCATAATCCTAAACTCCTACCGTTACCAGCTATTATAGCACAACATGTGATAATATGCAAGACAATCCAGAAGGTTCTGAACATTAATGCACGCTTTACCTCACGCTGTGTAATAGGCAAGAAATCTGGCTTATCATCGTCTGTTAACCCAATAGGCATTCCGACTGTTCTTGCCCACGTCTTTAAGAATCTGCGCTGCCCGCTCATATCGTGCTACCACAAATCAGCGGTGTTAAGAATATCAGGAACCTTGCTGGTCTCTTTGACAAAATAGGCGCATTGTGGATTGTCACATTCTTCTAGTGGGATTGCTAGAATATGTCCGTATTTGAGTTTAGGGAAATACCATTTAACTTCTTGGTAAATATTCACAATCTCCACTTCAGCAAAGTGCGGCATGAATCCAGTGATAGGATTAAACACAAAGCCCTTGAAGCCACGATCATTCAGGCTAGTGATAGGCAATACTTCTGGATCAGCAACGCCAGGATCACAAATAACTAAACTCCAGTCTAACGGAACCTTTACTGTGTATTTGCCAATCTTCAGCACTGCTGCTGGCGCATTAAAACTTTCTAGGAATACAAGAGGAACAAAAATATAATCTGCGTTTTCTTTATCACTATAGTCTAATACACAATAACGCATGTCATCGACTTCTTCTGGTACAAAGTCCAAGTCATAACTTTGGTTTTCTACTGTTAAAATTCTAGTCATTTTTATAATTTACTTTCTCTATCTTAAAGGGATAGTTTGCATCTTTATAGTAGCGTTTTCGTTCTGTTAAATGCCGCTTACTAAATTTCGCATTGCTGGTAATGTCCCAAATCTGTACATTATCTTTGTCTTTAGCTTTCCGAATGCCACGTCCAATACTTTGGATAACACGCACAAAACTCTTTCCCGGTTCCACCAGCACCAGATTGAAAATTCGTGGAATGTTAATGCCGACTGCGGCAACTCCGTATGTGGCGATAGTAATAGTATTATTACCCGTATTAATCGAATCGTATTCTGTTTTACGGTCTTTACTTTTCATATTGCCACTAACGAATACAACATCATCGCCTAGTCGCTCTACTAGTCCCTGACCTGCGGCGATGCGATCAACCAATACAAGTGTATTGCCAGTCAGTGACATTTCTTGAATTTTCTTAGCCAAGTAATCAAGTCGCTTGTTGTTGGTTGTTAGGAATGTAAGTTCACTCTGATAGTTATCATACGCAACATCATCCTGCATTTGTAGTATGGTGATATCACACGAAGACAATACACCCTGATCCTGTAAATCACTTGCTGCTAGTTGGTGAACAACTTCACCTAGTCCTACTTCAAGACTTAGCCGGTCGCTGTCTTCTTTTGGTACAGTACCAGTTAATCCCCAACGAATAGGAACATTACGGAAACTGCCAGTTAGCAATTTCTTTAGAACATCTGCTTTCGCCTGGTGTACCTCGTCAACCATGATACATACCACATCCTCGGCGAAATCATCCAGGCTCATTTCATTCTTGCCATCACGATAGTTCTTTTCAATAATATTCAAGCTTTGCCATGTACAGATTGTGTGAGTTTTGCCATATTCTTTTCTGTCACCGAAATAAACACCGACATCCAGACCTAGATTGATATAATCTTCCTCTGTCTGTGTTACCAAGTCTTTGTTTGGCACGATAACAATACTACGACCATATGGTTCAATCAAGTTACTAAGGGAGGCAGTCATAAGTGTTTTGCCAGCACCCGTAGCAATCTCTTGAATACTCTGTGGATTTGCTAGAAACTTATTGATAATCTCGACTTGGTAATCACGCAAGATAACTGGAGTACCAGCAACTGGGTGACCTTCTGGCCAAGATTTATCACCAAAGTGATCCTCAGCAATCATAGGAAACTCAATATTCCACTTGGCGCGACGGTCATCTATTTCAATCTCGTATCCATCATTCTGAATGATGTCAAAGATATGAGGAAGAGCATTTACAAATGTGTTGCCGCCAACGGTGAAGAAACTAACACAGCCGTCCCATCTGCCTAGCTTATACGCAGGAGTATGGCGGGCGTGTTGTAGAAAAAACTTGAGTTTCTTTTCACATTTGCGGCGGGTGGTCAACTCTAAACCTTCCAGTTTACAGTTCACTTCGTCTTTAAGGATAATTTTACATTTCATGTTTTTACTATACTACACTTTATGATTAATGTCAATACTTTAATAAAAAAAGGGACAAGTAATATTATTACTTGCCCCCTCAGTTGTTCTGTTAGCATGTGAGAGTGACAGAGGAGGTGCCAAAAACTAACAGAATGTTACTAGGATCGCTTCATGCAAGTCATTTCCACATAGCGATTCCATTTTGTGCCGTTCATCTTTTGAAGGTCTGCAATCTTAGTGACCATACGCAAACTCATTTCACGAAGGCGCATACGGTTGTCAAACATATAATCAAGCAGAGCGGATTGTTCATCATCGCTAAAGTTATACTCGTCCAGCATACCATCGTCA